TTGCCGGTAAGGGTGCTGGCCTTGATGCAGCACGCGAGCTACTTAAACTTTCCTTAAACAAAAAATACTGGCCGAAGGAATGGCCGCGTTGGACAATGCGCGAGGTTGAGCACACGTGTTGTGAATATCTAAAATACACAAAAGTCCAGAATGGTGAAGGAAAGCCAAAGGAGATTTTCAGAAATGGCAAGTAAGTTAAAACGCGGCACGTTCGGCAAGGCGAAGGTCAAGGCGTATTACCGTCCCGGGACGTCTGACGTGAACGCTCTCGAGGAAGTCATCGGCAAGCGCGCGTACCGTCGCGGTAGTGTTGATTTTGATGTTAAGGAAGGTGAGCACTGGTTAGATCTCGGTGCCAATATTGGTGCGTTCGCGCTTTATTGTAAAAGCAAAGGCGCAACGGCGGAATGTTACGAGCCAATGGAAGACTGCTTTGCGATCCTGGCCAAGAACGTGCCGGAATTTAAGTTGTATAATAAAGCTGTCACGAACGTAGACGCAGATGAGGTTACGTTTTACGAACCACGGCGCAAACAGGACCGGTATCGCTCGACGCTGCTGCCGCGTAAGGGCAACTATCCGCAAACGACGGTGCAGAACCTGGAGGCGTCGTTACTGAACGAAAATAAATTCGACGGCGTGAAGATGGATATCGAAGGCAGTGAGTTTGGAATTATCGATGACGGCTTACTGCCTCGGGCAGAAAAATTGGTGTTTGAATATCATTTATCCCGTGACAATTCGCTACCGCATTTGGTAAAGCGTATCCGCATCCTGCGGAAGCTTTATAAGAACGTGGTTTATTGTCCGGAGCTGGCACGGCTGGTGAAGCGCGGCACCGGCACGGGTCGTACGTACTTTGACCGCTGCATTTACTGCTGGGGGTTAAAGAAATGAGTAGTAAGAAAAACCGTCTCGTGAATTCTTGGCTTGATCATCCCGTGAAGTGTTTTTTCAAAGCACTACTTCACATGATTCATCGAGAACAATACGATAGGTACTGCCATCGCGGTAACGATTTGGAGCTTGAGATAGTGTTTTGCTTTAAATCGCTGGTGCCGTTTTATCAGGATTATTTTAAGCATCCTGTTAGCGATAAGGCTATCTATGATCGTTCTAACAGAAGACGTACCAAACATGCTGAGTCAGAGAATGTCTATGCAAACCCTAAAACCCAACCGTACTGCGCACTCGCTGCAAAAACGCTCGAACAGTATTACGGTGTTGGGGAAGTAGATAAGGAGGATCTCGAACAAGAAGTCAATAAAATTGTGGCTGGATTACCAACTCAAGTCGCAAGGACAAAAACACTTATCAAGCAGTCTGTGAAAGACGAACACTATCGAGTTGTGTCCCGGCTCGGAGGACGTTGTCCTTGTTGTGGACTCACTCCTATCGCGGAAGCTGGGGTCAAGCTAGCAGGTACTGCCGAAGTAGATCACTTTTGGCATGTACATGAAGTTACTTTTGCACGTACGTGGCCGCTATGCGTAGCATGCCACAGATCCTTAGCCACGCAAGAAGCACGCGAGGCAGCGCTGGAAGATTTTAAATCTTATCAGCGAAAAGCTAAACGAGTTTTAACTGAATTTCAAAAGAAAGCAGCAGCATAATGCACGTCATCTTCGCACGTAACGTTGCCGAGGCTTTACCACTCGGCGTGGACTACCTGATGCAATACGGCAATAACGAGCCGAGCCGCGCGGGACGCGTATTCGTGGCACCAACACCAGTCACGACGGTTTACCACAAACCGAATGAACGGGTCTTACTCTCGGCAACTCGAGACGCTAACCCGTTCTTTCATCTTGCCGAGGCGATGTGGATGCTGGCAGGTCGCAACGATAGCGCGTACCTCGATCAGTTCGTCAAAACCTTCGGTGCGCGCTTTGCAGAGCCGAATGGTATCGTACATGGCGCGTACGGATATCGCTGGCGTAATCAGTTCAGCATGGACCAGCTCAAGACAGTGATCCGAATGCTCCAGCACGAGCCTTCGACCCGGCAAGCCGTCATTACTATGTGGGACCCGAATGACGACCTGGACCGGCCAGAGCTGAAGGATCGACCCTGCAACACACATATTTATCTGCGCATTCGCGATCGGCATCTCGACATGACGGTCTGCTGTAGGTCTAATGACATACTCTGGGGAGCGTACGGAGCCAACGCCGTGCACTTCTCGATCCTGCAGGAATATCTGGCTGCACAGATCGGCGTAGAGCTCGGTACATATTACCAGGTCAGTAACAACTTTCACGTTTACGTGGACGAGCTGGAACGGCATCCAGGCTCCATGGCTGACGCGCGGCATTATCCAACGGTACCACTCGTCGATGACCCGGCAAGTTTCGACGACGAATTACGCATGCTGATGGAAGGCTGGAAACCGACGCGCAATCTGTTTTTATCGGAAACGGTTTACTGGATGCTGGAGGCGTATTTAGTACGGCACGTGCCGCGCGACGTTAAGGAATGTCTCGAGCAAGTCAAAGCGCAGGATTGGCGGGTAGCTGCACAGGAATGGGTCGCACGCAGGAGTAAAATATGAGCAAGAAGCAGAAAATGCGAAAACTGAAGAAGTCTAAAGTATTTGTTGTGTCAGGCGATGATTTTCCAGTAGCAGTTTTTCGGACGGCTGCTGCTGCTGCAAATTATTGTGTTGCAATTAAGCGTGGGCACATGCTGCTTACGTTAGGTAAAGATCCTAAATATTATCCAAGTCCGTTTATGTCAGTACGCGCACTTGTGCTTGACGGAGACGTAATATGAACCGAGAAAAGTTACTAGCAACCGCACGGCTGGCTGGCGAGGTGGTACGGTACCATACGTGGCCGATGCACCACCGGCAGACCGTAGGTGAGCACACGTGGCAGTGCATGCGGATTTACTGGCAGATCTGGGGAGCGCTACCGGTAGACTTGACAACATACTTCATATGGCACGACGCTGGAGAACTTGCTTGTGGCGACCTGCCATTTCCGGTGAAGTCGATCAATCCTACGATCAAACTTGAAATGGATAAGTTGGAAGAAAAAGCCGTTGAGCGCATGGGTGGTGATACTAATAATATATCCCCGATTTTAAAAGTCCGTGCCAAGGCGTGTGACCTTATCGATATGCACGAATGCGGCTTAGCAGAAGTCGCGATGGGCAACAAGTTTGCGCAACCGATCGTGGATGATACGTTCAAGGCAATAGAACGGCTGCCACTTTCAGGTGACGATGGAATGGCAATCTTCAAATATCTAGCACAGGAGTACGATCAATGAAGCGATACCCAATCTCGTTAAAGCCGAATTTCGACGACGCGTACTTACGCTACCTGACCGACATCGCGAGTGCTGATGTAGCACTGCTGCTCGAGAAGGAAAAGACGTACAAGGGTAGTTGGAAAAAGCGCGGCGGTGTCGGTGCGTTCATGATGCTGGCGCGTAAGTGGGACCGGTTAGAGAATATGTTGGAGGTAAGTAAGCCAGCGTATGATCTGTTTGCCGAGATTGAAGCTAATCCCTCCGGTTGCGACGGTACCATACTGGCAGAGATCCGTGACCTGCGGCGGTATTTGCTGCTGGTGGAAGCCGAGATGACCGCACGCGGTACGTTGGAGTTAGACCTGCTGGGTAACAGCGAGGAATTATTTAAGGCTGGCACTCCGGACGACGGTGGGCACCACGACGCACACGGTGATCCCAATCTCGTTTACCCAGGAAAAGATCTAACGGACACTTTCCCTGAGGAAAAAGAGTGATGCAATTCCCATCGTTGAAATCGGCAAAGATAATTTCAATAGACACGGAAACCTTCGATCCGGATTTGCTAACGCAAGGACCGGGCTACCATCGCGGTGGTTTCATCGCAGGGGTTGCGATCGCAACGGATACCTTTGCCGGTTACTACCCGATCGCGCACCAAGGTGGCGACAACCTCGATAAGAAAAAGGTACTGGCATGGTTAAAGCAGGAATTGAAATCCTCCACACCAAAATTGTTCGCGCATGCGGCTTACGATCTCGGCTTCTTGAAAAAAGCTGGCGTTTTAGTCAATGGTCCGATCTACGATATCCAGATCGCCGAGCCGCTACTCGACGAAGGACGAAGATCTTATTCGCTGGAAGCCTTGGCGTTAGATTATTTGGGCAGGGGCAAACAATCGGAAGCCATGAATGAGTGGATCACAACACATTTCGGACGTAATATCGGCAGCAACATCTGGCGCGCACCCGGTAAGATTGTTGCGCCTTACGCGATCGATGACGCCAAATTACCGTTACGCATTTTTGCCAAGCAGCGTAAGGCGCTTGTTCAGCAAGGATTGTGGGATCTGTTTTTAATGGAAAGCAGTCTCATTCCGATGCTGGTCGATATGCGGCTGCGAGGCGTGCGAGTTGATCTGGATGCTGCTGAGACGCTCTACATAAAAATGACGAAGCAGCAAAAGAAACTGTCCAGGACAATCGGCGATATCCCGCCGTGGAATGCTCGTGAAGTTGCTAAGTTGTTCGACAAGGAAGGTGTGGACTACCCGCGCACACCGAAAACTAATGCGCCGTCATTCACAAAGGATTGGTTAGCGGCATGCCCGCACCCGATCGCCAAGACCATGCACACGATTAGGCAGATCGATAAATTGCGGGAGACATTCGTCAAAGGTGTCGTGCTGGACAGCAATTACAAAGGCCGCATCCATTGTTCGTTCAACCAGCTACGCAGTGATGAAAGCGGCACGGTGTCAGGCCGGTTCAGTTCGTCGCACCCAAACCTCCAGCAGATCCCCGTGCGGAGTAAGGAGGGTGCAATCCTGCGCACGTTATTCCTGCCCGATGAAGGCCAGCTCTTTGGTGCCACTGACTTCAGTCAAATCGAATTTCGGTTAATCGCGGCAACGGCTGCAGACGAAAAGATTTACGGTGCCAGGAAATTCGTAGAGGCGTACAATAATGATATTAACACAGATTTCCACGCGGTGGTTGCCGAAATGACCGGGTTGCCGAGGATCATGGCAAAGACGATTACGTTTGCATGCGCCTACGGAGCAGGTCCCAAGAAGATTGCCGCGCAGCTCGGCTTAAGTTTGACCGAAGGCAGTAAGATGCTGGACAAATACCATCAGCGCGCGCCATTCATGAAACCGCTGAGCAATTTGTTCATGGATAAAGCCGAGCTCGATGGCCAAATCAAAACGATCCTGGGACGCGTGCGACGTTTCCCTTTGTGGGAAAAGTTCGACCGTGACGGTAAGCCGTCGTACTCACGGGATCGTACGCTAGGCACTAGGCGCGCGTTTACGTACCGGGCACTCAACGCGTATATCCAAGGTAGCGCCGCAGACATCTTAAAAAAATCAATGTCACTGGTTTGGAAAAGTGGCGTCTGCGACGTGCTGGGACCACCGCACATGACGGTGCACGATGAATTAGATATGTCAGTGCCGCAGACCAAGAAAGCTAAGGAGGCGTTTAAGGAAATGGTAAATATCATGCAGACGGCGGTGCCGCTTTCAATACCGTTATCAGTCGATAGCGGTTTGGGTAAAAACTGGAGCGAGGCAAAGGATGCGCCGTGAATTTAGTCCCGCTGTACGGCAAGCGGCATTACTTCGCGCTAAATTCCGTTGCGAACGCTGTGAGAACAAACATGAACTGCAACTTCACCATATGGGTGATCCGGCTGATATCAGTTTATTCAATGCACAAGTGCTTTGCATAAATTGTCATACCGAAGAACATAACCGCAGGAGTAAATATGCTAACAGATATTCTTAATTCGTACGTCAAGAGCATCGGTAAAATCTGGGCGCACGATCGCACGCGAACGGTAGGCGCGTCTGAAATCGGTGCGTGCAGCCGTCGCACATATTACTTCAAGCATGCGGAGGCGCAGGACCGCAGCCACGTCGATCGATGGGGTGCAGCGCAGCGCGGCAACCTGATCGAGCAGTATTTAGTGGTGCCAGCGTTACGCAAGCGGTTCGGCAAGAAATATCTTTGGGGTGGCGCGCAGCAGCGCACGTTTCAGGCTGGGCATCTCAGCGCAACGCCAGACGGCTTATTGACCGGCTTAAAGGCCGACGCACTGCGGCACTTAGGCGTTAAGAATATGGAAAGCGATTGTCTGCTGGTCGAAATTAAATCCATCGACCCGCGCGCTAATCTGGATAAGGAAAAACATCAGCACAAATTACAGGCATTAGCGCAGCTTGGATTAATACGACTCAAAACAAAGTATAAACCAAATTACGTGTTACTGATTTATATTGACGCCAGTTTTCATGACGAAGTAAAAGAATTTCTAGTCAAGTACGATGAAAAGATCTTTGCAACGTTACAACAGCGTGCCACCCAGATCATGACGGCAAAAGCTGCCAGCGATTTGCGGCCGGAAGGATGGATCGCAGGAGGCAGCGAATGTGAAACGTGTCCATTCAAAGACCCGTGCGGGATCGAGCGGCATGCCTTGCCATCTGAGAAATTTAAAACAAAGCCGGTAGCGCCGCAGCGGGTAGCTGAGATGACAGATCTGTGTCGAGCTGCCAACGAATTAGCAGCGGTGCGAGATAAAGCTGATGCCGACTACCGTACGCAGCAGGAGATTATTAAAGAGCGGCTGCGAGATTGGGATATCCGAAAAGTACCGGGAGTGGTGACGCTGTCATCAGTGAAAGGTCGTATCGGATATAATACCGAAGACCTGAAAGCTGCAGCGATCAAAGCGGGTATCAATGTTGAACAGTTTATTCGAATTGGCGAGCCAACAACTCGTCTCACCATCTCGCTCCCGACGGAGTGAGGAAGTCCCCCGTTCAACAATCGTTGGCGGGATTTTAAACAGGAGAAGTATGATGGCTAAGTCAAGTGGAAAGTCACTAAAGGTCGTCGAGTCACAGCTTCCTGCCGTGGGCGATGAACGTAATCCGTTTATTGAGTATGGCAGGAGTGCTAGCACTGGTACGATCATCGGTATGTTGCTGAAATTTTCCAAGGGAGATTTTGTTGTCGGACAGGACAACGATCCGGTGGAGCTCGGCACCAAACTGATTGCTAACATGGACCAGTTACTTGTCGGTTGGCAACGCTGGGAGGACGCGCGGCCAGCTGAACAGGTTATGGGACCGTTGGTCGATGGTTTCAAACCGCCAAGGCGGGATGAATTATCGTTCAACGATCCGAGTGAGTGGGAGATCGACGAGTCAACCGGCAAGCCGCGCGATCCGTGGGTCTACTCACACTTGCTGCTCATGAAAGAGCCGGGTAAGCGTGGACAGTTATTTACGTTCACGACGAATTCGGCTGGCGGCAAGAACGCGATGGCGAAATTGTCGGGCGAGTACGGGCAGCAAATGCGTGAGCACCCGGATGAATACCCGATCGTCGCGCTTGGCGTGGGATCGTATATGCACTCAAACCCGGCTTACGGTCGTATCAAGTTTCCGATCTTTGAGATCGTAGGCTGGTCCGAGAAATCCGAGTTTGAGGAAGCGGCAGACGCACCGGTTACGGGTAGCCGCAAGAAGAAGTAACCTGCTAGCTGTACGAGAGGTAGGGTAGTCAACGCAGCCGCGACGGCAACGGGCGAGGAAACTCAAGACACGGTTCTGGTTCTCGTACAGCTTATGTTGGGGTAGTCCCAGTGAAACCGTGTAAGCCGTCACTTTTTATTCGAGGAAGAAGATGTTAGCAGGGTGGTATGTTTTTACAAACGATGCACGAGCATTATCAACGTTGCTCGATCGTGATTTCGACCAGGTCGATGACAGCCGGTTGCTGTATTGTAATACCACGCACGAGCTGCACCCAGACGCGTGGACTAACAGCGTACCAAATGGCAGCCGGGGTGCACTGAAGATGTTAAATTCTGAGATTGATTTTATCGAACCGATGCCAATGCGTCGTATGGCAAAGCAAGCCAGATATGCCCGGCAGCTCTGGCTAATACGCAAGAAATATAACGTGCCGAGAAGGAGGTAGGGATGACTAATCGTGCCGAGACAGAAAAGTTTTTAAAAGCGTTAGAGCCAGACGCTAACACGTTTACGTTTCAGACGTTCGACGAGAGTAAGAAGAAGGCGCGCGGCTTAACGCACGTCTTGCACGGTACGTTAGCGCAGCACTGGGAAACACTTTGTCGATTGAACAAGGCTGGCGCTGGTATTTACATAACGGTCAACGAGACTGATGGCCATGGCCGCAAGATGGAGAACGTGACCCGCGTGCGCGCGGTGTTTGCAGACTTGGATGGTGCACCGCTGGCTCCAGCTAAAGCTGACCCGCGTCCACACATCATAGTAGAGAGTTCACCGAAGCACTGGCACGCATATTGGCGCGTCAAGGATATGCCGCTGGATGCCAAACTCTTTCGGCAAGCGCAACGCCAATTAATCAAACGGTTAGGCAGCGATCCCGCCATTACTGATCTACCACGCGTGCTGCGGCTGCCGGGATTTATCCACCAAAAAGGTAAGCCGTTTCGTGTGCGGCTGGTTGAAATTAACGAAGGTAAGCCGTATAAAGCTGATACGTTTATAAATGGTGCGGATGAGGAAGCAGCACCAGAGGATAAAAAGCGCACGTATGCGCATGCACCGGCAGATCTGAAGGAGATTAATGAAGCATTAGAAATGGTATCAAGTGATCAATACCAGATCTGGTTTGAAGTTGGCTGCGGCCTAGCGCACGAGTTGGGTGAGGCTGGTTTTGAATTATTTGAACGATGGTCCCGTAAATCTGATAAATACAACAAGGCAGATTGTGAACGTAAGTGGCGCGAGTGTGAAAAAGTTTCTAAATTTACTATCGCTACATTATTCCATTACGCCAACTTGATCGACCCGACATGGCGCGAGGCGGAAACCATTCCTTCGCATGCGACGGTGGATGACTTCGTATCATTCTTGCCTGCACATAATTATATCTACCTGCCGACTGGACAATCGTGGCCAGCTAGTAGTGTTAATACTCAGCTCCCGAAACAGACGCAGAATAATAAACGTGTACTGGCATCAGTATGGCTCGATAAAAATCGCAAGGTGCAGGGGATGACGTGGTCACCGGGAGACGCACAGATGATCCCTGATCGTATTGCACGTGAAGAAGGTGGATGGATAGATAAGCCTGGAACGATGTGTCTTAACCGTTATTATCCGCCGGTCGTTACCGAAGGCAGCGCAGCTGCAGCTAAACTTTGGGTTAATCTGGTCCATCGGATTTATCCGGATGACGCTACACACATTATTAATTTCTTAGCGCACCGCGTGCAGCATCCTGGGCAGAAGATCAATCATGCACTACTGCTCGGTGGTGAGCCTGGAATTGGTAAGGACAGTTTACTGGAGCCAGTCAAGCATGCGGTAGGACCATGGAATTTTACTGAAGTATCTCCTAAGGCTGTAGTATCACGATTTAATGCACATATTAAATCTGTGATCTGCAGGATATCCGAAGCACGAGATATGGGTGAAGTCAATCGCTATGACTTTTACGAAAGTTTGAAAACACTAACTGCATCGCCTCCCGATGTTATTCAATGCGAAGAAAAACATATGAAGAAATATGCTGTGGCGAATGTGACCGGTGTTATCATCACGACCAATCATAAAACAGGTGGAATTTATCTGCCACCAAACGATCGTCGTACTTACGTCGCGTGGAGCCGGTTAACGCAAAAGGATTTTGTGCAAGCATATTGGGATACGTTATGGGCATGGTACTTATCTGGTAGTGGCCTCGCACACGTGGCTGCATATTTACGTCAACACAATCTGAGTAAGTTTAATCCGAAAGCGCCACCGAGAAAAACAGAAGCCTTTCTGGATATTGTGGAAGCAAATATTCCACAAGAAAATGCAGAAACTGCGGAGGCGCTTAATATTTTGGATCGACCTGAAGCGGTTACGGTTGCGATGATTGCAGCTGCGACGCCTTCACACAGCTTTGCGCTATGGTTAGACGATCGTAGAAACGCTCGTGCGATCCCGCATCGTATGGAAACGTGCGGCTATGTTGCGGTGCGAAATCCGGCTGCAGAGCACAACCGGTGGCGGTATCGTGTGTCCAAGCAGGGTACAAACGGCACGATGCACCAGCAATTTGAGGTGCAAATCTACGCGCGGGTCGAATTGAGCGGAGGCGCGCAAATCTCTGCAGCCAAGGCGTTAGTACAGAAGCTGCAAGGAGTTAGCTTCAAATAGCCAAATCTCTGAGGGGTGATGAGGGGTGATATAATCTAACTCTGAAGAAGAAATGGAAAAGTGGTATAGGGCAGGAGAGTTTACAAAGATCACCCCTCATCACCCCTCAGCGATCTGCTGCTAGCACGTTTAGTCCACTTGTTTCAAAAACTTAGGTCGTGTATCGTACACTTTTTTCGGAGCTGCAGAAACATGCTTCCAGGGTGGATTGTGGTCGTTTCTGAGCCGCGTGCGGAGGCAAAATCCGCCATCAGCGTGGCCAAACTAGGGTACCCGATTTTTTATCCTAAGGTTGTCAAGAGGTTGCGACGGTTTGGGAGCCGAAGTTGTTACACGATTTTTCCACTTTATCCTCGGTACTTTTTCGCTTGGGTGCAGGACCATTGGAGTGGCATCCTGCATGCGAACGGGGTGGCCGGTGTGCTCATGCAAGGTGAGTGCATTGCGACGGTGCGAGCAGCCGCGATGAAAGATCTGAAAGCTAGCTGTAATAAAAACGGGATTTTTCTAAATCCTGTTCAACCGAAATTCATGCGCGGCCAACAAGTGAAAGTATTATCTGGCGCGTTGGCAGAAAAGATCGGCGTATTCGATGGCATCAGTGGGCAGCACGAAGCTGCTCTTTTTAATTTACTAGGTGCACAGACAAGAATATTATTTAAAGAAGGTGTGTTGGCTCCGGTTTAAAGAACACGATCCCAAACGCTTGTGGACGTGTTCGCAATTTGGGTTTCACCCATGAGTTGTGTACTATGCTCGAAGTAAAACGTCCATACGATCTTCGTCGTTGGAGAAAAATTGCAAAGCAGCAACTCCAGGACCATCCGCTGTGTGCAATGTGTCTGCAGCTCGGCGAGGTAGTCCCTGCAACAGTGGTTGACCACGTCGAGCCTCACAAGAGAGATCCTATTAAGTTCTGGCTCGGTGTAGTACAATCATTGTGCTCACATCATCATGGTGCAGTGAAACAACAATTAGAATTGCGTGGATACAACACTGATATCGGATTGGATGGCTGGCCGAAAGACACAAAGCATCCTGTTTATCAAACTCAGAAAAGAAAATGAAGCGCGCGTTAGATGGCGGAAACAAATGGGGCGGGGGGGACTCGAAAATAAAAGAGACCCTATGCATGACCGTGACGCACCGGAACTGACTTTTTCTACGAGGTATGAATAGATATATGCCACGTATATCAGCTGCAGAGCGATCTTTGAATTTAAATTCTGGCGTGATTGCGCGTCCGGAGCCGCACGAAGATTTGAATGAAGACGAAGCAAAAGTATGGCGGCACATTGTGCGCAGGATGCCAGCGGATTGGTTTCCGCCTGAAACACACGTCCTGCTGCTGATGTATTGCAAACAAGTTGCCGGTTTACCGTATATGGATAAGATTATTGAAGAGGCGCGTAAGGCAAACAATCGCGTCGAATGGAAGCAGCTAATTAGTCTTCGTAGACTAGAATGTAAATCGATCGCCATGCTGGCGACCAAGATGCGGCTCGCACAACAATCAAGTTATAATATGCGCAATGCAGCGGTCGTTAAGAACAAGGCGTTGAAGGAGACGATAAAGGACGTGCACACGTGGTCGTGAAGCGTGCCGCCAAGAAGAAGCGTCGTGCACGCTCGGAGCCGCAGCCTGAGCCTCCGAAGAAAGTCAGTGGCCAGGACGTCATCGACTGGATCGAGAAGTACTGCCGCATTCCTGAGGGTAAGCACGTCGGCGAGTTAGTGCAGCTGGAGCCATGGCAGAAGACAGAGATTAAAAAGATTTACGATAACGTTGCTGGCACGCGCCGTGCGATCCTCAGCTTTCCGCGCAAGAATGCCAAAACAAGTCTAAGCGCATTTCTGTTACTCAATCATCTCTGCGGTAAGAGCTCCATCGTTAATAGCCAGCTCTTTTCCACCGCGCAATCGCGTGAACAAGCTGGCGTAATTTTTTCTCTAGCGGCGAAGATCGTGCGGCTAGGTCCGGAGCTGCGAGCCGTTGTGACCGTGCGCGATACCGCCAAAGAACTGCTCTGTATTGCGCGAGGCACCAAATACAGAGCATTGAGCGCGGAGGCTTCCACCGCATTCGGCCTTTCGCCCGCGTTCATTGTCCATGATGAACTGGGTCAGGTGCGTGGACCGCGCTCAACTTTATACGAGGCGCTCGAGACCGCAACGGGTGCGCAGGAAGATCCGTTGTCGATTATTATCTCGACGCAAGCGCCAAGCGACAACGACCTGCTGAGTATTCTTATCGATGATGCGTTAGCCGGGCACGACCCGCGTACCATCGTTTCTCTTTACACCGCACCGAAGGCTGCAGATCCATTTTCTATAAAGACAATTCGTCAGGCTAATCCTGCGTTCGGGACGTTCTTAAACGCCAAGGAAGTACTAGCGATGGCGGAAGACGCGCGGCGCATGCCAGCGCGCGAAGCCGAGTACCGCAATCTGGTACTGAATCAGCGCGTAGAAATTAATAACCCGTTCGTTACGCAATCGGTTTGGCAGACATGCGGTGCGCCTCCTGCGCCGCTGGATGGACTTGCCGTTTACGGTGGTCTGGATTTGTCCTCCGTAGCAGACTTAACCGCGCTGGTCCTGATCGGTAAGAAGGATCGTGTCTGGCAAGTCCATCCAACTTTCTGGTTACCGGCTTACGGGCTACGTGAGAAGGCGCAGAAAGATCGGGTGCCGTACGACGTGTGGAAAGAGGAAGGATTTTTAGAAACCACCGAAGGCAATACGATTTCGTACGAGTACGTTGCCAAGTGGCTCTTTCATCTTTATGAAATTTATGACATTCGCAAGATTGGTTTTGATCGCTGGAATATGAAACACCTTGTGCCGTGGTTGATAAAAGCCGGTTTCCCAGAACATAAATTGCCGGGTCAATCAATCAGCCGAGAAGAAAAAGCTGATCAGATATTTGTCGAGTTCGGTCAAGGTACGCAGTCGATGTCTCCAGCACTGCGTGACCTGGAGGGTGCGATTAAGGAAAAGGAGATTGCGCATGGCGACCATCCCGTGCTGGCTATGTGTGCCGCTTGCGCTGTTATTGATGCTAAGGATGACGCGAACCGCAAACTGAGCAAGAATAAATCCAGTGGCCGCATTGACGGTCTTGTTGCACTGACGATGGCCATGGGTGTTGCCGGTCAATACGCAGATGACGTAGACGTGGGGACACTAATTTTCTGACGGGTTATGTCATGGAATGGGTCGTCACATACCGGATTGAACAATGCGATAATTGCGGCTGGGGACTTGCTGAATTTTATCGTGGGTCTGAGCAAGAGTGCCGACGTATCAGTGATGCTTTTGCTGGTGGTGCGAGCGACTTAGTAAAGACTAAACCTTGGCGGGTGATCATCGGTCCCGCTGCAGGGTGGGATCAATTCTTGTTGGACGGTGAGTATGGAGAACTAACATGATTTCACTCGGTGCAGTGCTGCTTGGGATCGTAAATATCGCAATCGCGATTGCTATCCTGGTGCTGATAGGATTGGTGATCGTGTGGTTCATGGGCTATCTCGGCTTTCCAATTCCGGCACAAATTCAAAAGGTATTCATGATCATCGTGGCGCTCATCGCGCTTTATATGATCATCGCCTTGCTGCTGGGATTGCCATTGCCCTTTCGCGCAGTCGGTTAAACCAGTACCATCGATGGAACGCACGTTAGGTCCAACGCCAAACATCATGAAGCCAGAACGATGACACCAGACCCGATTAATGTCACTGCTGCGCTTAACCAGAACTTTCAATTGTTCTGTGGTGAAGATAAGGTTATCAGCGTGGACATGACCGGGTACGATCTGACAACGGTTACGAGCCTGGAGTGGAAACTGGCGCGATCACCGTATTCGATGGACGAAGATATTTTATTGACGAAAGTCCAGAGTGATGGTATCGCGGTTGCGGGCACCAGTCTCGAGGTTACGATCGATGCGGAAGACACTCTCGGCCTCAAGCCGGATTTGTACTACCACGAATTAAAACTCGTGGAAGCTGATGGTAAAACAAAAGTTGCCATGACCGGCAATGTCGTGCTTCGAATGTCACTCTCACAATGAGGTAACACCATGGGACTGCAAATTGTAGACGGGCCAACCATTGCTAAAGACGAGTCGCTTTCTGACGGCGTTGATTGTTCTGCTGGTACCATTGTACGCATCACGGTACCGCAGGAATATACCGACGCTAACATGACGTTTCAAACGTCTAGTGATGGCAACCTGTATAACGACCTGTATGACGAAAACGGCAAGGAGATTACGATCTCACCGGAGCCGGATACTACAGTGGTCGTTACCGGTGCGTGGGTGCGGTCGATCGGCTGGTTGAAAATCCGTTCGGGTACGCGCGACAATCCTGTTGCGCAAGCCAAGGACGATGTTAAATTCGGTATCGCGCTCGAGGTGCCGACTGCCTAACGGGAGTGACCTATGAACGCCAAGATGCCGCCACCGGACGACGATGAAGATTATTCCGACTTCATGGATCGGTGCACCGATGAGCTCGATCAGGACGAGTGTCAAACGATCTGGGATGAGGAACGTAAAGTGACAGAGGTTGTCCACAAGACCCACGCTGCTGAAGTCAGCGGCATGGAGTTTGTTATGTCGGACGAAACGTCTGACCGGATGAGTGACGTCATTATGTCGGACGGCTGGGACCTGGAGGCGTTTCAAAAAAATCCTATCGCGTTGTTTGGTCACCGCAGCGATTTTCCAATCGGTAAGTGGAAAAATCTGCGTGTGGAAAATAAGCAATTGCGCGGACATCTCGAGATGGCTCCGGAAGGAACGAGCCAGCGCATTGATGAAATCCGCAGACTGATCGATGCGGGCATTCTTAAAGCCGTGTCGGTTGGTTTCCGGCCGAAGGAATACGAACCGCTGGATGAAAAAGATCCGTTCGGCGGTTACAGATTTACCAAGCAGGAATTAGTTGAAACATCGCTGGTAAGTGTACCGGCAAATCCTAATGCCTTGGCGGTTGCTAAGGGTTTAAAGATTTCCCCTGATACGATGAATGTTGTCTTTGCCGAGCAAGGCACAAAAGACCGCATGCGCCGTCGCAGGTTCAGCGGCAAGCAAGCCGTCATGCACCATGTACGAAAAGGAGTAGCGACCATGTCGCTCTCACAGAGAATTGCGGATACGGAAAAGCGTAAGGTCGAGAAGATCGACGAGCTGAAAACTTTTCTGGAAAGTCTCGACGACAACAACGTCAGCGACGAGCAGATGGAAAAGACCAAACAGCTCAACGATGAAATTGCCCAGATCGAGCGGACCATCACGCTGCTGCGTGATTCCGAGCGCAATTTGGCAACGACGGCGGTGGATACCACCGGACGCGCGATCGTTCCGGCTGGCAAGGGTAAACCGGCTGCAGCGCCAGCGGCCTCCCCGCGTCCATTCGGGATGGCGAAGAAACAACTTACAACGACTGACCTACTGGTACGGTCTGGTGTTGTGCAGTTGTTTTCGCATCTTCATCATAAGGATACGAGCGACGTTCGCAAAGCCATCTACGGCGATGACGAACAAACTCGTGCGGTGGTGGAGTGGGCAACCCGCGCTGCGACTGCTCCGGCCATGACGACCGTCGTTGGCTGGGCAGCAGAGCTCGTTCAGCAGATCGTTACTGACTTTATGGAGACGTTACTACCTAAGTCAGTATTCCCGAGGCTCTCGGCTGCTGGACTTGGACTAACGTTCGGTCGTAACGGGAAGATCATCATCCCGACGCGATCGCGCACGCCGTCGATTGCTGGATCGTTTGTCGGTGAAGGTCAACCGATCCCGGTCCGTCAAGGGCAGTTCACTAGCCAAACCTTGACGCCAAAGAAAATGGCGGTCATCACGACGTGGACGCGAGAAATTGATGAACACTCAGTGCCGGCGATTGAAGGTCTGCTGCGTGCAGCCATCGGCGAAGACACGGCAATTTCTCTGGACGCGATCTTGTTGGATACCGGTGCGGCAACGCTGGTGCGTCCTGCTGGTATTCTTAACGGCGTTGCAGGTTTGACGCCGACGGCGGGCGGTGGCTTCACGGCAGTGGTTGGCGATATCAAACAACTCACTGGTGCGTTGATCACCGGTACGCTTGGTAACGTTCGCAATCCTGTGTGGCTGATGAACCCACAGCAAGTGAACAGTCTTGGTCTTGTTGCGATGCCCGGCTTCGGAGCCTTCCCGTTCCGAGCTGAAGTTGCAGCGGGCAACCTCGGGGGTTGGCCGATCATTGATGCGGGTACCGTGCCACTCGGTACTGTCATCGCGATGGACGCTGCGGATTATGTTTCCGTCACGGGCGATGGACCGCGCTTCGAAATCAGTGATCAAGCTACGCTACATCTTGAGGACACTTCGCCAACGGACATTACGACAACGGGTACGCCACCGGTTGCGGCCTTCCCGGTCAAGTCAATGTTCCAAACTGACTCGCTGGCGCTGCGGCTTATCCTGCCGATCAACTGGACGATCCGTCGTCCGGGTACGGTCGCTTGGGTTGCCGGGGTGACGTGGTGAATTGAAAAATGCCAGCGCGTTCACATGGAATGTCTAAAACACCAACTTACGAGAGTTGGTGCTGTATGCGTAAACGCTGCGAAAATCCTAACTGTAAGTCGTACAAGGACTACGGTGGTCGTGGCATTAAAGTGTGTGCGCGCTGGCGTAAGTTTGAAAACTTCCTCGCTGACATGGGTGTGCGTCCGAGCTTAAAGCACGAACTTACACGTATTGACAACGATGGTAATTATACTTCTGAGAATGTCGAATGGAGTGCTGATGCTAGTCTGCAGAATATCAATCGTCGTGCGATGGGTAAGAGTAAATTTCGCGGCGTTGATTTTTGGGGTGGCAAAGGCTGGAGAGCCCGTATTCACATCGTAGGTAAAGGTGTACGGTATCTGGGTTTATTCGACACCGAAGAAGAGGCAGCTAGATCTTATGATGAAGTTGCGCGTTCACATCGGGGAATGTTAAATTTCCCAGAGCCAACATAAGGAGCAGTCAGATGACTGACCACGAAGCGAAGGCCGACGCGGCTGCGGCCAAACGTACCGAAGATGAAAAGAAGCGTGCCGAGGAAGCTAAGAAGACACTCGCTGAACAACGCAAAGCGCGCGAAGAGGCGAGTAAGGCCAGCGCCAAGGAAGGCGTACAGGCTTCCACGCCAACCCCGACGCAGGAAGAAAATGATCTTGCGGTGATGGGATGCAACGTCATGGAAAAGGAAGACGATGGTAGCGGACCTGAGCCGGTACCGGGTCAGACTAAACAAGCGGAAGCAAAACCGGCACAGCGCGGCACTTACGAAACTCGTGCGGTTAATAAGTAGCATTTGGACAACTGGTTCACCGGGTGTTCCCCACCAGCGCCAGTTGAACAAGGACGTGATCGAGTGGGGTCTTTGGCTTGAAACCACCCCATTACTAACCCTGTCAGGTACTTCACTCGGTCACGTTTCATTTAGGATAATATCATGGCGCTTAGAGAAATTGTTGCGCGCATCGGCCACACGCTTGTGAAAGCGGCAGAGGGAAACTACCGTCCAGGACCGTGGATCTTGCCGGTTAGCGGCGGGTGGCTACCGGCTGACAGCTCTGACAATTGGTGGCAGAACGGCGGCAGCATCCAAAGATTTTCTCCGTCTGCGATGGTCGATGCTTGCATTAATTCTTACAGTCAGACTACCGCGATGTGTCCAGGTGATCACTGGCTCTCTGATGATAAAGGTGGCCGCGATCGTGTTATGACTTCAGACTTGGCGCGGTTTCTGCGTTACCCAAACGACTATCAAACTATTTCTGATTTCATGCTGAACGCCGTTCGTTCGCTCTACGCGGATGGTAACACGTACGCGCTGGCGCTGCGCAATTCCCGTTATGAAATTGACTCGCTGCATTTGATGGAACCAAGCCAGTGCATGCCGTACGTTGCTGATGACGGCGAAGTGTTTTACGGACTTGGTGGTAATCCTGTTATCGATCGCATGCTGCCAGAAATGGAGTTAGTACCCGCACGCGATGTTCTGCATATCCGGATGAACCAGGAACCGTACATGTTGCGCGGGATGTCTCCGCTGCTGGCAATCCTGCGCGACATGGCTTTAACGGATGCGATCGCAAACCAGCAAATTAAATTCTACATGAACCAGGCTCGACCGAGCCACGTGCTGTCTACCGACTTGCGGCTGGACAAAGACCAGACGGATATGCTCAGACAAAAATGGGACGAGCAATCCAAAGGTGTCGGGGTTGGCGGTACGCCGATTTTGTCGGCCGGATTAAAACCGTTCCAACTTTCTACCAATTCCGTTGACTCGCAGCTGGCAGACGTTATGAAAATTTCTGATGCGAGGATCGCGTTGGCGTATCGTATCCCGTTACAAATGTTTGGCATCGGTGGCGGACCGATCGGCTCGACCGAAGCCTTAATGCAGATGTGGATTTCAACGGGTCTAGGCTTTTGTCTAAACCATGTTGAGGAAGCGATGGGACGTTTCTTTTCTCTCGACGGCGTTCCAGATGAGTACCTTGAATTTGATACGTCTGCCTTGTTACGATCGGCGTTCAAGGATCGTGTTGAGGGTTACGTACGATCGGTTCAAGGCGGCATTCATTCTCCTAACGAGGCGCGTGCTGCGTTCGATATGGAACAAGTCAAGTTTGGTGACGAACCGCGCGTACAGCAGCAGGTCGTTCCATTGAGCGCGGCGGGTAAGATCCCAGCATCCCCAGCACCGGGTGCGCCACCGCCAGCAGAGGCAGCGGGTGTAATTCATCCACCGCAGCCTAGTGAACCCAAAGGCATAACCGATGCTGACAGATCCAAACTCACTTCCCTCTTTAGATCAGCGCATGACCGCCACCTCTCCATTTGAATTGTTGGCGGCAGAATTAGGTGCGGTTGCGGGACGTGTCGAGCGCGAGGCAGCGTTCAGGATTGCCGCACTCGCTGCGGATATCGAACGACGTTTTGCAGAAAAAGAATTGCAACTTGAACGTCTGCAGAAATTACTTGAAGGTGCAGTTGCTGGCAGGATTGTTCAATGGGACCAAATTATAACCGATAAGGTTGCGTCGTTACAAAACGGTAAAGATGGCCGCGACGGTAAAGACGGCGTGGATGGCAAAGATGGTTTACAAGGATTGGCTGGCGTTGCCGGTGAACAGGGGTTGCAAGGGTTGCCGGGAGCGCAGGGAGAAACTGGCGCGGTTGGTGCAACAGGCAAAGACGGCGTTGACGGCACGCGAGGCGAACGCGGTGAACGCGGTGAACAAGGCGCGCAAGGTCAACCGGGCAAGTTACCCAAAGTAAAACAATGGGTCGAAGGTTCGGTTCAATACGAAGGTGAAGTGGTTGCGCATGGCGGTGGACTTTATCAGGCGTTGAAGGACACTGGCAAAATCCCGGGAACGAATGATTGGATTTGCTTGGCGGCACCGGGCATGAACGGTAAAGATGGTCGTCATGGTGCAGATGGTATCTCCATGAACATTCGGGAGACGTTCGATCCTAACGCAACATATGAAGAACTGGACGTTGTGACGCTCGATAGCAAATGGTTTGTTGCTAAGCATAATCATCCTGGTCCGTGTCCTGGACCCGGTTGGAAATCTGGTCCTGGAATTGGCAAGACTGGCAAGCCGGGACCACAAGGCGAACGTGGATTAAAAGGCGATCGCGGGGACACGATCGAAATTGTAACGTGGGAGATTAATCGCGAGACGTATGAGGTTGCGCCGATTATGTCTGACGGTGAACGCGGTCCGGTTATCTCATTACGTAATCTGTTCGAGCAGTTTCAAGAGGAGACTGCGTAATGCACTCTAGCGTCGTCGTTACAAAGCCAGCTCCAGATAAGGCGCTCATTACGCTTTACGAAGCCAAGGTCGCATTGAAGATCGCGCCGTCGAGTACTGATAGCGACGAGTTGTTGAAGTTCATAATTCTGCGATCGTCCGATGAGGTGCAGACGTTATGCAGCCGGGTGTTTCCCAAGGAAGCGGTGATCGAAACTTTCCGCGAGATTGAACAACCGATCACCCGGCTTTATCTTTCGCGGTACCCGGTGCAGCTTGACGACATTGAATCGATCGCGGTTGACGGTAATGTTTCAGAATTTGATATCGATCCGGAGTCCGGTAAACTTTCTTTGTTCGGTGGTGCGCAATGGCCGGAGTCGGTGGTAGCAACTTACGCAGGTGGTTACGCGATCCCGCAAGAGGTGCCGCCAGCGATCAAACAAGCGGTGTTGTTGTTCACGCGCGACTCGTATTATTCTAGTCAACGTGGGGACGCTTCGGTACGGCAAATCTCGCACAAGGAAAGTCGCATTTCATATTTCGATCCATCGAAGATGGGAGGATCGTCGTCGAGCTCTAGCGGGGGTGGCGGGTCGCCAGCCGAGAACGCTGCGCGGAATTTGTTGCAACGGTATACGAGGCTGACAGCCTAATCATGGCAGCAGGTTTTGGCACCGGCCAGATCGCAAAGATGGTTGCGGCTTTGGTGACGGGTGGCGGACTTGAGAAAGCGGTGATGGATAAACTCGTCAATATGGGTGGCGAGTTTCTTCTGCAACAAATAAGTTTCGGTCCACTTAGTCTGGGTGGCGCGGCAAATATCTTGATGCCGAAGACGCTTAATCTTTCTGACTTGCTACCGAAGCCGTTGGCGATAAGCGATTTGATGCCGAGGGAATTGCGTGTCGATAGTAATTTCTTAAGCGGCTTGCGGAAAGAATTCTTAGGTAAAAAGCAGCGCGGCAACTGGCGCGCTAAGACTGCGTGGGGTCGCAGCAATTGGGCAACGTCGCGCAATGATTGGTTGGATAATCATTGGCGGCATGATTGGCGATCGCAACCGCGCGACGTTGTGGGCAAGTGGGTACCGGGTCGCTTGCCATACATCGCAACGCAGTTGCAGATGAAAGGCAAGACCACTGGTCGCAGGACGTTACGCCGTCGTAGGTTACGGAGGCAAGCGCGGTTGCGGGGACGTAAAGCAGCCAAACGTATGTTCAGGAATAAATAACATGGTCGTCAATTTCTCTGAACAAGTTTATGCCCAGAACCAGGATACGTATGGTCGTCCTGTTACGTTTACGCCAAAGGCAAGCCAGTCGTCTGGCCAACCTTACGTCGCGCGTGGTATCCTGGACATTGAAGCGATGGAGGTGGCAGCGCTGGACGGTTCGATCATTTCTGAAACGCGTGTGATCCTGGATATTCGTGAAGCGGAATTTACGACGCTGCCGCTGCAAGGTGACTTGGTCGATATCCCGACTGCCGGAGGCTTGCCCGCTGAAGGGCAATTCGAGGTGATCGATACGCAGCCAAATGGCGGTGGCGAAACGACGTTAACGTTACGACATATCGTGCAGAGCAAGCCATGACCGCAAGTAGTTATGCCATGATCGTGCGTGATGAAATGCTGGCACGTTTAAAGACGATGCCGTTTTTCTCGACGTTCAAATTTGGTACCAACAAGGCTGAACAAATTCAACCGGAGCTAGTGCCGTTTCTCGGGGTTTATTTTATTAGTGAAGATCTATTGCCAGAAGGTGACTCGAACGCAGGTGAGCCGCGCTTTCATTCGTCTGCACTCTATGGATTTTCAATCGTTGTGCAGAACAACGATGCAGCTGCAGCCGAGCTGACGTTAGATCAAGGTTGGACGCTGGTCATGGATCGGTTGTTTACTGATCCGAGTTTATACTTAAATCCTAAGGCCAAGATCCAGGGTTATACGCGCGGCAATCGCACGCACCAATTTGGTTCAGCGGGTGCAGATAACGCGATCCCGGTTGCGGAAAGCCGGTTTACATTATTGTGCGATCTTGGTGTGATAGACTTCCCGCCGGTTGTGGATAACGTGTTGAGCCACGTGCACTTCACAACGAATTATCCAGATCCAAAGAATAACGATACGACACAAGTTCAACAGGTTGTTGCTGATTGGTTGCTGCCTACAGAAAAGGAGAAAGATGATGCAAGTGTTTCCAAAAAATGATGACGTGCGACGCGTGCTAGCGCATCCAATCGCTGGCAAGTTTCGTGCGGAAGGTCCGGCAGAATGGCCAGACGATACGTTTACGAGTCGTCGTATCAAGGATGGAGATATCTATCCTGAAGGTGGTGGTGACCCGATGAAAGAAGGTCACAGCGAAAAACATGAGAAGCCAAAGTTCGCCCGTAAGGCTGAGTAAAGTTCGTCAACCCAAAGGAGAGGCATGATGCCTATCTCGTTTAGTAATATCCCAGCCAATTGGCGGATGCCTTTGTACTGGGTCGAGTTAGATCCTTCGATGGCTGGCTTAGGACAAACACCTGGACGGTCATTGTTGGTTGGATCGATGCTGTCAACAGGTACGGTGCCGCCAGATGTTCCGATCGCGGTGCCGTCGCAAGCGGATGCAGATAGTTTCTTCGGTCAAGGCTCGATGCTGGCGAATATGTTCAGAGCATTCTTCGCTAACAATTGGGCGAACGAAGTATGGGGATTGCCGGTAGCTGATCCGACTGGCGCTCCTGCAGTTGGTACTATCACTGTGTCATCTTCGCCAACGCAAGCAGGAACGCTTGCACTATATATCGCTGGTCAAAGTGTGCCGGTCTATGTTGGCGCAACAGATACGACTGCGATCGTGGCGACGGCTATTGAAACTGCGATTAATTCTAATCCAAATTTGCCGGTAGTTGCTACGGTAGCGACAAATATTGTTACCGTGACAGCTAAGTTTAAAGGCACGCTTGGTAACGAAGTCCAGATGTCGGACAGCTACTACGGAACGATTGGTGGTGAACAATTGCCGATTGGGCTGAAACTTACGTATACGCCGCTGACGGGCGGTACCGGCGTGCCAGTGTTTACGAATGCCATCAGTGCACTTGGTGAAACGGAAATCGACTACGTTTGTATGCCGTATACGGACTCGACTTCTATGCTGGCTTGGGAAACCGAATTTGGATTTTCCGATACCGGTCGCTGGGGATGGATGCGTCAGCATTATGGACATTTGTTTAATTGCAAGCGGGATACGTACACTAACCTGCTGCTGTTCGGTGAGACCCGCAATAGTGCGCAAATGTCGATAATGGCAATTGAGCCGAGTGCACCGACACCGAGTTATGAATGGGCAGCGGCGTATACGGCTAAGGCCGCGCGTGCATTGATCAACGATCCAGCACGACCACTACAGACCTTGTCGTTGGCAAGTTGTTTGCCAGCGCCATTCCATACCCGGTTCATTATGTCGGAGCTTAATGCGTTTGCGTATGCAGGTCTTGCAACGCAGCGTACGGCAGTGGATGTGCCGATGATCATGCGGGAGAACACGACGTACCAGAAAAATTTGTACGGCAACTCGGATGATGCGTATGAATTGGTAACGACGTTGGCAACCCTTGCCGCGCTATTGCGTAATCAACGGCACGCTATCACGAGTAAATTCCCAAGACACAAACTCGCAGATGATGGTACACGTTTTGGTCCTGGACAATCGATCGTCACTCCGAAAATCATCAAGGCGGAATTAGTGGCGCAGTACCGCATTGATGAATTCAATGGTCTGGTTGAGAATGGTCAGGCGTTCAAAACTAACTTGATCGTTGAACGCGATCCTAACGATCCAAATCGTGTTAACGTTTTGTATCCACCAGATCTTGTGAACCAGCTTAGGGTGTTTGCGGTCCTTGCACAGTTCAGATTGCAATACGATCGCGGGGTGGATACAGTCGTTGCGGCTTAATAGTGACCGACTACCAGCAGGTCGTTGTACTTATCCTGCTGGTAGTCGTTGGCTTTCTGATTGGGTTTTTATTTCCTAGGCCATAGAAAGGAAGATCACATGGCTCAACGAATAGCAGGAATTGCCTATCTCAAAGTGGATGGCAATCAGTATCCACTGCGTGGTAACTTTACGATTACTCCGTCAGTGATCGAGCGCGCGGGTCTCGCTGGCCAGGATTATATCCATGGCTACTCGGAGCTGCCGCGCGTGCCTTCGATTGAAGGAGACGTGTCAACGGTTCCAGGTTTGTCGATTGAAGCCTTCGAGGCGCAAGTCAACGTCACGATCACGGCAGAGCTCGCCAACAATGCAACGTATGTGCTGAGAGAAGGCTGGTGCGTTTCAGCACTTGCGATCAATGCCCGCGATGGCCTCGTTCGGGTCAAGTGGGAAGGCATCAGCTGCGATGAGATCCAATAAATGGTAGACGAGACAGAACCACAAGCACCCAAGACGGACGAGCCAAAGAAAGTCAATGGGGCAGAAGTTACAACTACAGATCTTATAATACCGCTGCGGAAGAAAGTTATTGCGCACGGTGAAGAGGTTCAGGAATTACGCTTTCGTGAACCTACCGCTGGAGACATCGAGATCTGTGGTACGCCAGTCATGATTGATTTCTTGACGGGCGAAATGCCGAAGATGACTTTTGAGACTAGGGCAATGTTTGCCATGATGTCTCGGCTTGCTGGGGTGCCACCTTCTACAATCAAGGCCATGCATCCAAAAGATTGGGGGTACGCAGCCTTGGCACTGGCGCACCGTTTTTTTATTCCAGAGATGT